TTTACGATGACGCGGCCGAGCGGCAAATACTGGTGCCAGTGCCCAGCAGCATCGTGTCGTAGCCAAGGTCGATATTGCCGTTCCTGGCCCGCTTCTTCGTATCGCCGCGCAGGATGGGGCCGAGGGCGCCGATGATGCCGTCACCGCCGCGGAACTGGTCGCCATGGGTCAGCAGATATCGATAGTTGAACACTCGGTACCAGGCGTCCGGGCCGTCAGGGATCAGCCACGCGAAGCGGCCATCCTTGGCGAACTGTCGTTGGAGGAGCTGGGCAATCACCCAATCGAAGTTCGTAAAGGCCCGGTTCTTGGCTCTAGGCTTGTGCGTCATGCGGCCATGGTTCCCGGCGACCGCGACCACCCACACCTTGCCGAACCTGTCTGCAAGGGCTCCCAAGGCCCAAGCGAGCGCACCCACGATATCCACCAACGTCTGCCCGGAGGTGAACTCGTTCGTCTCGCTCAACTCCTCATGAATGTCGCCGGAGACAAGGTCGCCGCCAAGGTTCACAACGATGCCGGGATACTCCGGGTTGGTCATGTGCTCGAAGCACAGGGTGATGGTCTTGGAAATCACCCGCTGCAGCCGCTTCTTGGCGATCGAGACGTTGTATTCGTTCTTGCCATGGATCTGGCCCGGCAGGACGATTTCGCCCCAATGGAGGTCAGACAGAAACAAGGATGGGATGCCCGGCCGGTCGACTTTCCTTGACGGTTCGATAGCCCATCTTGGGGGCGATACGATGGCATTCGACAGGCCAAGCAGTTCCTTGCGAACAACATCCTCGCTCAGCCGTTCGCGCCGCTCTGACTTCAGAAGAGCTTCAAGGTCCCTCACCCGGTCCTGCAGAGCAATACGCTCGTGCGCGCCAAGATCGGCAAGGTCCAGGTTCTTGCCGACGCTGACGCCTTTATCCCGCGCCCGCTGGTAGCGGGAATCCAATGTGTTCCGCGGTATCTTGAGAGCCCGCGCTGCCGCCGTGATCGATCCGTACTCGGCGACGGCGTTCATCGCTTGCTGCAGCTCGGCTTCCGTGTGTGGACGGTTCGCCATTTACTTCGGAGCCTCCGTTGCCCACTTGCTCAACGCAGCATGGGCGACCCGGCAGGCTTCCCCCGCTTCATCATCCTGGCTGACCCACTGCGCCATTTCCCGGTCATCCATAAATACAGCAGGCACAGGCGGCCGATCAGGACACGGGCGCACCAGCTCAGCGGGAGGGGTGCGGCTGACCACTACCGGCCTTGTCGGTGCTGGCGCGCACGCCTGCAAAGAAAGCACGCATGGGAGCACTAGCCACACAGCCATTGCCATTCGGGGCCGTGGCAATCGCAATCGACCGGGCATTCGCTTGGTCCTTCAGTTGATCCTTTTGGGCCGCCAGTGCGCCGGCAATCTCGGCCGAGCGGGTGGCATCCTCTTGCTGGGCTCTCAGGGCTGCGGCTTGGGCGGCGGAGAGGTCCTGTGCGCGTGCCGCCTTTTCCTGGAGATAGTTGGCCCGCTCGATCAGGCCGTATCCCCCGCCTCCGAGGATGCCGAGCAGCGCCAGCAGGTATGGCGCGAGCCTGAGGATGGTCGCGAGGTCAGGCATAGGCCGCCTCCTTGAACATGGCCGCCTCGGCAGCGCGGCGCTTCACCAGCCCGGGCAATACCTGATCGCCGGCATGGCACCAGCGCTGGAACTCGGCGGCAGCGCCCTCGGTATCGCCGGCATTCAGCTTGCGGAGCAGCGTGGAGTTGCGGAACGCACCCGACCCGATATTGAAAACTAGGCTCACCAGCGCGTCGAATTGCGGCTGTGAGAGCGGCACCTTGACCAGCGAATTGACGGCGGCTTCCGCGTTCGCCAGATCCTCCGCCAGCAAGTCGTCCGCTTCCTCCTGCGTAATGGTCATGCCGGGCACGACGCCGATTGTGTGGCCGACTCCAATGGTCCAGACACCGACCGAATCCTGATAGGCCGTCAGGCGGCAGCCCTCACGCTCCTCGATGAACTTGATCCCGGCGGGAGAGGTTTTCATCGCTTGATCACGTCGAGAGCCGTCTGCACGACGCTCTTCACGCCCTCCAGCGCGTTGGCCATGTTGTTCTGCGCTTCGACCTGCTTCAGGGTGATATCGAGGCTTTGCTCGTGGCACTTCTCGACCGCCTCCATGTGGGAGATATTCGCCTGGTTGAGCGAGCGGTAGAGGAACACCACCGCCGCGCCGAGGGCGATCACGACGGAGCCGAGGATGCCGTACTGCATCCAGGGGGTGATTATTGCTTGTGTCGGGTCCATCGCCGTCGTCCGATTGCTATGCGTAGTACTCGACGTTCAGGATCGCGCCCGTCGTGGCCTCGATGACCTGCACGGCCGATAGATCGCCCTGGAACTCCACCGCCGGCTGGCCTGCAATCAACAGCATTCCCACCGTACCGGTCGGGGCCGTGCCATCGGCTCTCAACCGCACGTTCTGCGCTTCAGCCTGCAGGCGAGCCGTCTTTGCCTTGCCCGGCACCGTCAGCGTCGCCGCTGCTGTCATGCTCGTGAGTTGCTGATACCCGAGGTAGTCGCGGGTTCCGGGAGTGGTGCGGACGTTTGCAGACATGGAAGGCTCCTAGAAATTAGACAAGCTTTGGAGTAGGGTTGCGGAAAGAGGGAGAGATACATGCATTGGAGGAGAACGCTGATGTTCGTGGGGGCAGCAGTCGCGCTGTTCGTTGCGTTTGGCGCTCTGACGGAGCCGCAAAAGTCGCCAGTGCCGCTAGCTCCGGGCGCGTACGAAGTAAGCCACTCATAGCTTCATCATGTAGTTCACGCCGGACCACGGATGCATCGTCGCCACCGTGATCGTTACGCCGTGAACGTGATTCGGATCGGACGTGGTGTTGGCGCCGCCGCCGTCCTCGTGCGTGCCACCAACGGCTGTGCCGGTGGTAGCGGAGCCTGACGCCGTCTCTGCGCCCCCGGTTGCGCCCAGAGAACGAGCCGTGAGCCCCGAGCCAGTTCCAGAACCGATGGGGGAGCGGCCCTTGCGCAAAGGCAACAGCATCCGCTTATGCGCGGCCCAATCGGCCGCTGCCGTGGCACCCTTCGTGCTGCTCGATCCCGAAGAGTCCTGGATGCTGAGAGAACTGATCCCCCAGAGCACCGTAAACAGAGCCTCGCAATCGGCGTTGGCTCGCGTCGTGCCGCCAGAGGAAGCATCGCCGACAGAGCCGTCATCGAGCATGACCCAGCCTGTATCGGCCGTGGTCTTGTAGGTCTCCTTCACGTCGCCGGTTGTGAACTGCTGAACCCCGGTAAGCTGCGAGCCATCCACCGCCGGAAGCTTGGCGTTGCCGTCAAGCTGCACGACGTTGTTAGCTTGGTTGCCGACGTTGTATTGCGCCGCCGTGCCCACCCAATCTAGCAGCCGGAAGGTGCCCGAGGTCTGGTCATAGGTGACGCGCTCGATCTGGCTGGCCTGAAGGTCACCGGCAATGACAGAGACCCAAGCCGCCCCCTGCCATTTGTAGATCGGCTTCGCGCCAAGGTTGTTGATATTCAGGGTGGTGGCGCCGCCGGAGAGCGCATTCACCTTGTCGAAGCGGACAAGAAACACCATCCCATCCGCAAGGGCCGTAGGAGCTACGGAATAGGTCAGCGTGTAGGCCGATGATGTTCCCGTACCATCGGTTGACTTGGGGATATACTGGTCCCACCACCTTTTGATGGCTCCCATCATCATTCGGGCAGCGTTGTTCACTCCCGAAGGAGCCATTCCCTCAGGGAAGCCGTCCGGGGCGGCTGTGTCATTGCTGGCGTCCGTCTCGGACCAGTTGGAAGATGCAATATCCATGCTTATATTCCGCACCGAGGGGGAAAGACGCTATGCATCGAATCGTATTGCTCGCCGCCGTTGCGCTCCTGCTGACCGCCTGCGACCAAGATCCGGACAGAGCCGCGAGGATGGCGGCCTTTGGACGCTCTATGCAGGCTTACGGCGCTCAGGTTTCGGCGAGCAGCCAGCCCGTCTATGCCTATCCAACGACGGCGCCGGGAACGGTCCGCTATTGCGGTACGGACGGGATGGGCAACGCCTGGTTCTGCTACTAGAGTCCCGCGCATGGGTCTGTTCATCCAGAGCGCCGGGGCCATTGTCGCCATCGTCGTTGCCGCCATCTTCTTCGCGGGCGGATCGAATCCGGCCCCTGCCGGGGTGTATGTCGTTGCCGCCATGGCAGGCGGGGCCGCTGCCCAATGGCTGTATGCGCGCTGGAAATACGGGAGGGATGTCACGGTGACGTTCTCCCGGAAGATTGATCGGGTCGATTAGCAGCCGCTGCAGTAGCGCCCAGCAGCTTGCGCACGACAGGCTCGGCAAGCTTCACGTTCTGCGGCGTCGCCTTACGCATCAACGCGCGGGCAACGTCCGGATCGCCGATAGCCTCGAATAGCCGGTTGCGCACCGCTTCATCAGCGCCCTTCGCCACAAGGCCCAAGCCAGTCTTGAGCGCATGAAACACCGGTAGCTTAGTGAGGACCGGATGCAGCAGCCCGCTGATGATGCTTTCCGTCGCCAGCCGATCATAGGTGGGAGAGCCCACGCGGCCTGGCACGGTTTGCGCCTGATCTCCAAGGTGCTTGGTGATCTCGTCCAACGCCGTGAGTTGATCGGGCGAGAGGACATTGGACACAGCGCCCCGGTTCGCCTGTAGCCAACGCGATGCGCCGCTTGCCATCAGCATGGGATTGCCGGCTGGGTCTTTCTGCGTGCTGGACGATGCCGCGCGCTTGAAGTCGTCGATCACGGCTTTTTGTAGACCCGCGACCGCCTCCGGACTGCTGCCGACGCTCATGCGAAGGGCCTGCATGCGCTTCACGCTATCGGGAGCGCCAAGGGTCGAGCCCACCGCCGCGTCAAGGTCACCGTTCAGGAACTTGCCGGCCGGCGAGGAACGGAAGCCCGCAGCCAGATTGCCGGTCGTTGCCGCGTTCTCCAGTTGACCGCGGAACGACGGGTTGAACGTGTCAATCGCCGGACCGTACTGCTTCAGGAAGGCCTGGAGATTCGGAGCCGACCGCGCCTTGTCGGCAATGAACGACTGCATCGTCTGAGTAAGCTGCGGATTGTCGCCGCGGGCCGCGAAGAACTCGCGCATAGCCGCGCCGCCCGCATCGCCCGGCCGGAAGTAGCGACCCGGTACCTGATCGGGGGCCATCAGGAAGTCCTTGCCGTAGGGATCTTGCTTGATCACCGAGGCCGTCGTCTGGTTGCCGAGCTTGGCGTCGAACGGCTCCAACGGCTTGCTGAGCCGGGCGAAGGCCTCGCGCGCCTGTTGTTCCTCCGGCACGACCGAAAGCGCCTCGTTCGCTTTGCCTTTGAGGTCGGCCAGCAACGATTGCGGGAACTTCGCGAGATGCGGATTGTCCTGCAGCGAGCCGATAGCCTCGCGGGTCGCCATCATGCCGGCGGCCGTGCGATCGGGCGTACCATCCGGATTGAACAGGAGATTCCGCACATTCTGGACGACCGATTGCGGCTCGCCCTTGGTCGCGGCCAGCAAGTCGGCCGTGCTGGTCATCAGCGGCCACGGATTTACCGGCGTCGTGGATGAGCGTGCCGCCGTATAGAGCGGATCGGATGCTTCCTTGCGCGCCGCGATCAGGCTGTCGTAGCGGCCACGTAGAGCGTTCTGGATCGCTAGGCCCGCCGTTGCCGCGTCCGCTCCAGGAGGAAGCGCATCGAGAGCCGCCTGTGCGCGCATAGCCGCGCCCGTGTCCTGCTTGGCGAGTTCGGCAATGAAGGCCTTCGGATCGCCGCCAGCCGTCACACGATCAAGGGCCGCATTCAACGCATCGTTGTTGGCCTGCACGGTCGACCGCAGCCCCGGATTCTTCGCGCCCGCGACTTCCTCTAGCTGCATAAGACCCGGGTCCATAGAAGCCTTGCCCGCCCCCAATCGGAAGCCTGGAACAGCCTCGGGATAGGCTTGGCGTGCATTCAGGTAGCGGTCCATTCCAGCGGTCGCTGCCTGTGGGTCGGCGGCTGTCTCGTTCAGGATTCGGCTAACGAGCTCGTCACGGCCTGCAGTGGTGAATGGCTTAACAGCAGCCTTGATGCGGCTCGGGATGGACCCGGCCAGCGCTGCGGTTCCTCCTCCAAGACCTGCTCCGAGCACGCCTCCCGCGAGCCGCGCCGGCACTTCTAGGGATGGTGAAATCTGATATGCGATATCTCCGGCAGCCTCGGAAGTGGCTCCCGCCCCGAAATTGATAGCGGGACCAAGCCGTCCACCGGCCCCCATCACGGGTCCGGAGAACAAGGCTTGCACGCCAGCATCAACCACGGGATTGATGCTGCGCTCTTCAAAGCCCGGCCGTGCCTTGGCGCGGTCCAACATGAACTTGGACGCTTGGTCGCTGGTCGGAAGCGAGCTCGCACCCTGAATAGGAGCCGGCAATCCCAGCGTATTAGCTCCCCAATTGACGATATCTGCGCCCAGCCGAGGGAGCCCCGCGACGCCTCCCATGGCTTTGGCGAACTGCGTATCGCGGTAGTCGCCGGCGCGCTTATATAAATCCGCCACATCGCCCGGAATGGACTTGAGCGTACTGGCGACATGCTCGCCAAAGGTCTGAGGCCCGATTTCCTGCGTCGGCCCTCCATAGCTCGTGGGAGCATCCGGATTGGGGCTGTAGAGATGCACATTGGTCGCGGGCGACGCGAATGCCGCGTAGGGATCGGCGCTCGCGGGCGAGGAGAAAGAGGCGTAGGGATCGGCCATCAGTGCCTCACCCTCTGGACGCCATCCAGACCGATAAACTGGGTGCCCGGCGGCAACTTCTGCGCATCCTCAGGCGACAGCCGCTGCAAGTCTGATTGAGCCTGCTGCTGCGGCTTGCCGGCAGAATTGATCCTGGCGAGCGCTGCTTGCGCCTGCGGGTTGATGTAGGCATCCCGGGTCTTTTCCGGGATATTGTAGGCCTTCGCCCGCTCCTGCAGATTCTTGATCTGCGCATTGAGAGCATTCGCCCAAGTCTTGGCAATACCGATCGCCTGGTCCGGAGAATGGGCGTTGCTGAGTGCTTCAACGTTGCGGTCGACTTCGGCCTCGTTAAGCGTCCCGGCACCCTTGACGGCCTTCGCCACTTCTGCGGCAAGAATACCGGCAAGCGCGTCGGCATTCGTAGCGCGCGGGTCGCCGGTCTGCGTCCGGTATTCGTTGACGATCTTGTTGACGAGCGGCGTGTTGCCATTCTTCAGCGCGGACATCAGATCGAGGTACTGCGAAAGATGCTGCGGCGCGGCGTTGAGCGCATTGAGCTTCACGAGGCCCTGGCCATGCGCCAAGTCCTCCTCGAACAGCTTGCGCGAGAAGCCCGTCGTGGTGCTGAAGTCCGGATCAATCTGCTTCGCCAGAGCCAGCACATTGACCTTGCTGGTATCGACGCCGGACTGTGCAGCCCGACTCGGCAAATCGGCCGCCGAGATGGAACCATCCATGACGCCGCTCATCAGAGACTGCATACCGGCCGGCAGTTTGGCCATCAGGTCGGTGCCGTGCAGGTTGCGATACTCCCACGGAATGCCGGCCTGTGCGGTTGTGACTAGCTTGCGAACGTCATCGAATTTGCCTTCCGCGATCGCCGACTGAATGTTCGCCCGGTCGACCATCGGCAGAGACATCAAGAAGTTCTGAAAATCCTGCGTCTTATAGGGTGCAGCGGCTTCGGCATAGTGCTTCTCCGCATCGCCCTTCGCGCGGGCGGCGGCTGGAACGGCGGGATTCGTGACCGGGTTGCCATTGGCATCGAACGTCACGGCACCGTTCGCTTCGGAGAACGCCTCCTTCCGCTGCTCCAGTTGAGCATTGTATCTGTCCATCAGGTACTTCTGGAGCGCCGTCTGGCGGCCGGCGACGGCCTGCCCAACGCCTGGGAAGCCGGCAAGCGAGGAAAGCACCTGGATGCCGCTCGTGTCGGGCGGTGGTCCCGGCATCTGCGGCATGCCAGCGGTAGAAGGAGCGCCGGGCTGCCCGGAAGCCCCCGGCAGGTAGTCCGCAACCGGCCGAACAGCAGCACCGCCCTTCTCGGCCAGATGCACGCCACGGGCGAACTGCGCGGCCGTCTGTGGGTTGTTCAAGTCGAGCGGCTGGTTTGGATCGAGGCCGGAGCCACGGGCGACGTTGAACGCCCATGCGTTCGGGTCGTTGTTGCCGTCGCCCTTCGGCGCCCAATGCTGCGCGATCTGCGCAATGCTCATCGGCTGCCCGTTGTTGAACGCCTGCGGGTAGGCCCGCGCATTGTTCACGGCAAGCGCGACGCCGCTGTTGAAGTCCTGCGGTGCCTGAAAGCCCGTGCTGGCTCCCGTGGGTCGTACATTGCCGATGTTGTTGGCGACGGGCAGCGCGCTTGGCCCCATCAAGGGCTGCGGCGTGCGAAAGCCCGGGAGCGACGTATCCCCCCCAGCGCCATCGACGAGGCCGAGGAGCTTCTGCCCCATGGCGAGCTTGTTCTGTAGCGCCTTCGTCTGCAGGTCGAGTTGCCGCTCCTGCATATTCTTGTACGAGGCGTTCAGGTCGTAGTTCTTGCGCGCGAGGTCGTAGTTCATCGCGCGGCCGAGCATGCCCTGATAGGCGTTCGTGAAGCTCTGCGCGCCCGGAGCGATGCCCAAATAGGCCGGCATGTTCCGGGCCGAAGCCGCGGAGATTCCCGAGCCCAAGCCGGACAGCATCATGCCCAGCGTTTGCAGCTTGCCCGGCATGAAGGGATTGCCGGCGGTGTCCGTAGGGATGCCGCCCGACTCGCCCGGCAGGAAGAAATCGCCCGCCATTAGAACAGGCCTCGCAGGAAGCCCAGGAAGCCGCCACCTCCCGCGGCCGGCTGCATCAGGCCCGGATTAACCGCCGCATCGATCGCGCTCGTGCTCGGCATGACCGAGGGATTGACGGGAGCCGCGCCAGCGATGGGAGTCGTGCCTGCGGTTGGGGTCGTATCGCCCGTGCCCACATGCGGGCCGAGCATCCCAAGCGCTGCGCCGAGTCCGGCAAGGTCCGGCATTCCCGGCTGCTGCTGCGGATGCGGCATCGCCATGCCCATTACGGGAGGCGCGCGAAAGCCCGGCGTCGGATTCTGTGGCATCACCGGCCCCATCATCGAGGGGCTGCGCTGGGCGCTCTGGTAGGCTTGGAGGAGGTCGAGAAGGTTTGCCATGGTGGCCTACATGAACAGAGGCGCGGCTTGCAGCGCGAGGCCGAGGCCGCTGGTGACGCCGCTCATGATGCCGCCGAACGCATTGGTCGGTTGATAGGAAGTGGCGACGCCGTTGGAACTCGTCTCGCCGCCCGGATACCCGCCGTTCAGCATCGAGAGGTACTGCGAGATGTAATTCATCTGCGCGTTGCTGTTGTAGTTGTAGGCCGCCTGTGCCGCTGCATCCTGTGCTTGGCGCTGCTGGTCGACCGTCTGGCCCGCTGCCCCAAGCCCGGAGATGTTCTGCCACAGGCTCGAGTTGAGGCTTGGCGCGATGGCGTTAGCCCCAAGCATCTGCTGCATGGCCTGCGAGTAGTAATTCGAGCCGGCCGTCGCGTCGGAATTGTTGATGGTCGTGTCGAGCGTCTTGAGCGCCTGCTGTGTGGCGTTCTGATTCGCGCCTGATCCATAGCGGCCCGCGCCCTCGAAGCCCGACTGCACGCCCGGAAGGATCTGGTTGTTGAACTGGTCGATGTACGGCTGATGCGAGGCCGCCAGAGCCGACTGAAAGTCGGGGTTCGTCAGCGGGTTCGTGTAGCTGCCATTGAGGAAGTTGGTCAGCGAGCTCGTCGCCGCACCCGTGACCGGGTTGCTGCCAGCAAGACCCGTCGCGGCATTCACCGCGCCCTGCGATTGCGTGCTGAGCGGCGCGACCGTCTCGCCGGAGTAGTAGGCCGGAGCCTGCTTGCCGGTCGAATTGTACTGCCCGGCGAGGTCGGCAATGCCGCTCTGGAGGTAGGGTTGCAGGAACGCGGGCGGCCCCGAACTGGACTGCTGCTGCTGGTACTGCTGCTGCTGACCGCCTCCGCCGCCGTCATAGACGATCGCGCCCGATGCCCCACCGAAGGCAGGCATAAGGCGACGCTGGTATTCCATGGGCCGCACTAGATGGCCCTCCGCCACGTCGGGAAGCCGTTACGCTCCTCGATGGGCTCAAAGCCATAACGGGCCGGTCGACGCCCCCAACAACGGCTTGAACATGCCGTAATGGCGCTGCATCCCTCGGACTTGGCCCAGGTGATCAGTTTGGAGAGGAAATCTTCGGCCCAAAGAGACAAGTGCGAACCCGCGATCAGCCAGATGTGGCATTGGAGTTCGCCGCTTGTCTGGTCACGAATAAGCTTCGTGCAGATGCCGGCTACTGCAATAGTTTTATCGTATACTAGCCATCCCTGCAAGGCGTTTGCGCGTATGCTCGCGAGGATTTCGGCGGGAGACGGTTTCTCGTCTGATCCGCGCATGGCCAGTTGCAGGAACGGCCAGAGCGTCGGCCAAGCCAGTTCTATGTGCATGGGAGGGATGCCGGTCGCGATCACAGCTTCGCGGCTGCAACGAATGTCGCGTCTATATCCGCGCTGGTCATGCCGATGGCGGTTGCCAGTTGGATCAATAGAGGGTCGGTTCGGAGGAATACCGCTGCGCCGTACCAGAGCGCTTCTGCAAGGCCGTCCGCCTGTGCGATAGCAGCCTTTGCGGCATCAAGCCGGTTATCTGCCGCCAGTTGGCGCTTTAGCTGGGCGTTGGTGATGGACTGCGGGATGCCGGGCGCAAGGAACGCCTGCAACTCAGCGCTGGTCGCGTCGTCCAGTTCTTCGGTCGCGTATCCGGCCTGCTCGTAGGTAAAGGCCGCCACGATCACGCCGGCCGTGCGGGCGACGTACCAGATCATGCAGCGTACTCACGAATAACAATGGAGGACGCCAGCGCACCCCCGAAAAAGCGAGAGCCACCGGCACCGTTGAAAGTGATCGTTGCGCCTTGACCGCCAGCGCGGACTTTGAACGTCGTGGCGCTCGTCGTCCCTGCCGTCATTACATGGCGAAGGGGAACCATCAGGTTGTGCGCCGCATCAGCCAGACGCGTCCACGAGACGGCAACAGCGTTCGCGCCGGAATCTTGGAACAGCGCTATAGCGGCGCTATTTGCGACCGATGCTTGCAGGCTGGCAATTGCCTCGATCACGAGCTTGCTGGTCGCACTCTTTGGCGTGATCGAGAGCGACATATACTGATCACCCTCAGTGCTCTGCGGGATCGTGTCATCGAACGGGATTGTCGTTGTGCCTGTAGCGACCGCCCCTGTCTCAAAGGACACCATCTGCAACAGGTTCTGATTCCCCCACACCGCATCCGTCCCGTTGCTGGTAAGCACTTGGCCGGAGGTGCCGAGGGCGAGGCGTTGGGCGGTGCTTGCTCCTCTCACAAGCAGATCGCCGCGCGTGGTCAGGATATCAGCCAGCACAGCCGAGGCGGACTTGATGCCTACAAGCGCAAAGGTCGGAGTCGTGCTGGTCGTGATGACGGTTGCCCAGCCATCGGCGGGGATATCGCCCGCAGCCAGTGCCGAGCCATCGAGGCCCTTGATCACGCCTGCCGAAAGGGCATTCACCGCAAGCGTGGGATCGGCCCCGCTATTCGCGTGCGTGGCCTGAAAGATGAACTCCTGCCCCACCTGATATTGCATGATCCCTGGAACCGGTGCGATGGCGTAGGCCGTGGCCGTTCCCGTGTCGGTCCCTATCAGCGTCGGCAGCGTGTCCGGCCGGTTGAACTCCCGGATAAGTCTGTTGACCGTGCGGGAGATGTCGTTGTTGCTGGGACTGCTCGCAAGCGCCGGCAGGGGCATTAGCGGCCACCCTGCAAGGCAAACCGCACGTCATCGACTCCCTGAGCGTTGGCCCACGTCGTCCCCGCCGCCATCGTGGCGCGAAAGCGAACGTAGCGCGTGCTCCGGCGCAATGGCGCGAGACCCGCACCCGTGAGGCCGACAGGATTCGTATAGACCGGCGCGCTCTGCTGATTCTCTCGGCAGCCGATCGAGATCATGGGCGAACCGCCATCGATCAGCGGGCGGCAGGATTGCAGCAAGACGCGCCTGCCCTGCCCCGGTGCTACTTCGGCCGTCTCGATGGTCGCCGCCAACGCCGCCCCGTTGAACGCCCCGGCCTTGTGGCTGGTATCGAAGCCGCCAAGGAGCAAGGCACTGGCACCTGTCCAGTATGCGCTATCGAGCGGGAACGGGAGGGTTTCCAAGGTGCCGAAGGAGTCCAGATCCTCCAGCGTGTAGCTCTGCTGGCTGATGGTGCCGAAGATCAGTTCGCTATCGAACTCCGCATGTGTCCATTTGGAGGTGCGGATGTTGTAGATCAGCGCCTTGTTCGGGGTGCCGTTCGACCCGCTGGCCGGATAAACGAACACGTACAAGCCCCGCGCCGGATCGAAGGCGGCAGAGCTGCGGAAGTGGTTGACCTGATCAAATTCAGACCAAAAGGTCTTGTCGACCTTGCCGCGCCCGATCGGCGTTACCTGTGCACCGCCCTGCACCATGTAGAAACCGGACTGATGCAGGAAGATCGCAACGTCCGCCACGCCCGCGATGCTGTTGGGGATCGTGGCCCCGATGTCCTTCGATATCTTGTCGACGCGGAAGATGATCGGCGCCCCCTCGTAGGTCATGCGCCGAATGGCCGATTCCTGGAAGATCACGCCATATTCGCCACCGACAAGTCCGGTGATCTGGCCGCCGTCCGGCTCGTCGTTGAAGTCCGATTGCAAGGCCGGGTCGCTCGCCGTCCAGCCGTTCTCGCAATTGTTGATCGCGCTCCACTGGATACGCATGGGCTTTCCAGCCACATAAGCCAGCACGAGGAAGTCATTGACGGCTGCCATATACTTGGCCGTGGGAGGCGTGCCGCCGAGCGCCGTCCAGTTGCTCCCGGCCGACAGGTCGAATTTCTGGATGTCGTCCGTGCCGTTCGTCGCGACCGCCAAGGTACCGAACTGCTCGAAGCGCCAGTTGGCATCTGCCGCCGTCGAATAGGCTCCCCCAACCGTTCGTGTGGCATCGCCCCATGCCTGCGAGGCCAGCAAATAGAGCTTGGCCGCATCCCCCGCGAAGGTCTTTTGCGTGCCGTCAGGGCAGCGGAACCATCCCGCTCCTTGTGCACGAGCATCCAGTGCGTTCGTGCCCGTCGAGAGCGACGGGAACGGCGTATAGCTTTCCTCGGCCGAGATGACGTTCAGCGCCTCGCGAGCCCATTCCGAATAGGCCGGCATATCTGGCCGCCACTCTGCGAAGGGAATCGGCGGCATTACGGCGTCGCCGAGCGCAGCTTCATCCGCAGATTCTGCGCACCAGAGAAGCGACGTTGCGCCCGTGTGTTCAGGGCACCGACTGCGGAGGCGTAGAGCAGCCCATAACGGGAAGCCCCCTCGAAGTCGCCTGTGAAGAGAGCGGCCTCCAGAAGGCAGCCGTTCAAATAGACTCCGGGCGCATTGGTTAGGATGTAGTTGGTGCTCGTCGTGCCGCTCGGCGTCGAGAGCTTGCCGTAATAGCGCACGGTGGCCGTGTAGGTGTCCGTCCCAGGATCAGGCCACAGGCGGAAGGTATTTCCCGACACAGCCACGTAATGCGGCGAGCCGGTCTGGTTCTGATCCATGCTATCGAGGATGCTCTCCTCGACGACGGTCAATGGCCTCGATGTGTCGGTGTTCGTCGGATTGAGGTTGACCTCGACCAGCTCCAGCATCCCGTCCGGCGCCGCCACGCCCTGACTGAGCGTGAAGCTGGCGTTGACCTGGTACATCTCAGGAATGCGGACCGCTTCCATAGCCGGAATGCCCGCTGAATCGACCGGATCACTGCCGAAGTAGAGCCGCTGTTCCATCAAGGCGATGAAGTCGTCAGCCCGCGCCGCAAGGTCAGCATCGCCATCACGCGCAAGCCACGCAGCAACAGCCGCCGTCAGGCCCGAATAGCTGGTGATATTCGCGGCCATCAGCCGCCCTCAAGAAGCTGCCGGGCGCTGATCCGGTTCTCGATCTGCGCCTTGCTCGCCACGCGCTTGGAGATCGTCCCTTCGGTCACGCGCAGCCAGCGCCACTCCGAGCTATCAAGGAGCGCGTCAACCTTGTCTTGATGGTCGGGGTTCCAGTAGTCGATGCCGTAATCGTCCAGCCATTTCTGCATGAAGATCAGCGGAATGCTGGCAACGTGCTTGGCGGTCTTATCGGCATTCCAGCCGTGATTGTGATTCTGTGACCACTTGTTGGTATCGAGGATGTCGCCAATATCCTGCCGGGTCTCGTACGCCCAGCCGCCATCGTGCAGGCGGTGGAATATCTTCTCGATGCCCGTCTGCGGATTGTAGTCGACCTGGGCCTTGTAGCGGGACACGTCAGCCCTCGGCTACGTCCGGCGGCACTTCCATGGCCTGATCGCGGCCAATCAGGAAGTCCGCCAGTTCGGCATGCACACGGTACTTGGCGCGCTTTCCATCGACCTTGCCGGTATATTTGGCCGTCTCTTCTGCCGTCGACCAATCGGGCCGCAGAAGGTCCTCCGGCAGGAATACATGGTCGACCATCAACGAGACGGTCTTGGTCTGGACACTGGCTTTAGCCATTGGGATTGCTCCGGAGGGGAAAGGAGAAAGGGGCAGCCGAAGCTGCCCCCTCATTGTCAGGTCAGGTCGGCGACCACGAAGTTGGCGGCCTCGTTCGAGACCTCCAGCGTCATCTCGCCGATGATGTGGAACTTGCGCGCATCGCCGGTCTTGGCCAGTTCCTCGCGCTTGAACTTGCGGAACCACAGGACCTTGTTCATGCGCGGATCGAAGCCGATGCAGTCGCGGCTGCTGGTATAGCGATCCGCGACGATCGTGTAGGTGCCGAAGTCGCCGACATAGCGGTCGGCAGCCGCAATGATGCTGGCGACCTTGCCCTGTGCCTGCTGGTACTGCGTGGCAATACCCGCGAAGCCCGAGGCGATCTGCTTGTGCGTGCCATCCAGGAGGATGACCGTGGGACGACCGCCTGCGTTGAACGCATCGAGCATCCCGGCCTTAAGCAGCGTCTCGGTAAACGTCCGCTGCGTGCCGTTCGTGGCCGCCGTGGTGTTGCCCGAGGAGAAGCCGCCGTTGGCGCCGGAGGTGCCGCGGTTGGTGTTGGTCGTCAGCCACGACAGGATGCCGCCCAGCTTGCGCGGGTCGCTCCCGCTCGACGCCTGGTTGAGCAGAAGCGTGGTCTCCAGATCCATCTTGATCTGGCGGCCCTGCTTCATCGTCTGCAGGCCGATTTCCGACTTGCGCCCGGCCTCGGTCGAGGCTTCGAGCGAACCGGAGATCGTGAAGGCCTTCTTCATGATCTGCGTGCGGTTGCCGACGCGAACGGTCGGAGTCACCGCAACGGCAGTCGTGTCGTCGCCTTCGTTGTTGTAGTTCGAGCTGGAGCCGTTACCGAGGGAGTCGGTCTGCCACTCGCTGTAGGTCTGCTTCGCAGTCCCGCTGCCGATCGAGGACAGGAACGGCGTCTCGTCCTTGTCGAGCATGAAGATTCGGTCGTGCAGATCCTCGCGGATACCGATCGCCGAACCGGTGGTGAACGTATTGGTGGGTGCAGCCATTTTCTGACAAGCCTTGAATAGGGGTTAAGACCTAGCCAAAGAGCAGAGCGGCTTCGTCGTCGCTCAAATCCTGGCCGTTTCTCAACCGCTGCTCGGCTTGTCGCAGTGCATTGCCCTTGGAGGGTTGGCCCGCTGGTCGGGCTCCCGGGACAATGCGTCGCGATGTCTGCGTCGCGGTAGTCGGCTGGGCTTGGGCTGCCGGTTTCCCGACAGCTTTCAGCTTCGCCTGAGCTTTACTATATAGCATAGCCTCTAGGGCTATTTCAATAACCGGTGCTTCGTAGATGTTGGCGATGCGATCACGCGGCACGCCCTTGGAGGCCAAAAAGTCGCCCAACTCGTCATACGTCGCCTGTGCCTTGTCGCTGCCGAAATACTGCGGGAGCTTGGTCGCAAGCTTCTCGTGCTCGGCGCGCTTGGCCGTCTCCAGCTTGGTCGCCTGCTGCGTCTGCATGGCCTGCGTCTGCTGCTGGTGATCCTGTGCAGCCTTCTGGACGAGCGCCGCTTCCTGGTCACGCATCTCGCGCAGCCGCACGGCTTCTGCCGGATTCTCCGCTGCAACCTTGGCGAGATCGACGTTGCCCCAGCGGCCCTGAAACATCGCCTGCAAGACACTTACGGGGCTTGCCCAATACTGTGCCGCCGCCTCGCGATCCTTGGCCAACTGCTCGGCCAGCGCCTCCGCGTTCTTCTTGGCGCTCGCGGCTTCCTCAAGCCTGCCGCTGGTGGCGCGTGAGGCTTCCGCCACATGCTCGTGGATGGCCTGCCGCACATCGGCCGGAATCTGCTTGCTGTCCCACAGCGCCTTGCGGGCTGCGGGCCAGAACTCGGGCGGCTCGGCATAGGCGTCAGGCTCGCCCTCTTCCGGCTGCTGCTCCTCAGCTTCCTCGCCGGGCTGCTCTTCGCTCTCCCCGTCTCCTTGGGACACCGTTTCCTCTTGGGAAGCGGTCTCCGAAGAAGGCGGGGCTTCTGCCTGGACCTCTGCGGGGGCCTCTTCGCCGCCATCATCCTCGAAGTCGGCTGCGGTCAGTTCCCGCTCTTCAGTCGGTGCTGTTTCGGTCTCTGTGCTCACGGAGGGTTTCCTCGTTCTGCCAATTGTCGATCGTCAGGGCCAATTCGGCCTTGATTGAGAGGGCGCAGTTGACGGCGCGCCAGATGCGCTCGCGGTGCTCTGCGCCGTGCTCGTCCGGGCTGCTGTTGATCCATTCCGCCTGTTTGCGCTTGGCGTACTCATCGAACACCCAGCCGGCATTCTTGATCGCGTCCAATGCCTGCTGCGCACGGATGCGGCGCTCTTCGCGCGTCAGTTCAGCGGTCATGCCCGCTCCCAAGTTACCGTCACTCCATCAAAGGAGGGCCGATATTCCGGAATAACATCGCCCTCCTCGACGATATCGAACTGCGGTCCACGCCCGATGCACTCGACGGCATCCCATACGCCGTGATGCCCCATATGGACGATCTCAACGTCGCGCTGAATGATCATGCGCAGACCCGCTTGCTCCATGTAGCGCTTTCCGGAGATAACCCAGCGCCCAAGCCGGCGGTCGCGCTTGTAGGGATCATCACTCATCCGTCACCTGCTGCTCTTGGATGTTCGTATCGTTCGCCGTATCGGCGTCCATCTTCATCTGCTCGCGCTTGAGTTGGGCCTCTAGGACCAGTTCCTCGCGCTTTAGCTGGGCATCCAGCGCCGCCTGCTCTCGCTTCAACTGCATGTCGAGAGCGGCTTTCTCACGGGCGATCTGCATGTCAGCCGCCGCACGGGCTTGGTTGCTCTGGATGTCCGCCGCCAGCTTCTGCTGCGCCAACTGCGCATCGTTCTGCTGTTCGGCCGCCTTCGCCTGCGCATTGGCCTGCACTTCGGCCATGCGGGCTTGGGACTGCGCTTGGACCTTCATCATCTCCGGGTTCGGCGGCGGGGGCTGCTGGGCCTTCTGCGCCTTCGCCTGCATGATCTGCTGGTCGCTGTTCACGAACTGGCCGGTGTTCTTGAAGCCCGCGACCTCGACGGCCTTGCGGAACGTGTTCGCCAGATGGTCCACGGTCAGCATCGGGCCTTCCTGACCGCCCTGCGCTTCCCAGAGCTTCTCCTGTCCCTGCCCGACAAGGCCAAGGTATTGAAGCTGCTGTTGCTTGTTGGACACACCCATGCCCACCGACACTTCAAGGCTCATGTCGTCCGGCCATTTCGTCGGGTCGACAGTCGCGAAGTCGGAACCGTTCCAATACTTGACCGGGCCGCTCGCAGCACGCTTCACGGCGCGATAGATCAGCCTGAATAGGCGCTTGATGGGCACCTCTGCGAAGGTGCGCGCGATCAGTTCAAGGCGGGCATCAGCAGCAGCGGTAGCCAGATTGGCGCCGGTCGCCGTGGGGTTCATGCTTTCATCCAGCACGCCTTGATTGCCCGGCTGAATGCCCGTGCGCTTGTGCTTTACCTCGTCTTGCCACTGCAAAACGGCCAGCGACTTGTCCATCACTGGAGGCACCTGCAGGAAGTCGATATCCTGGCCCCGGATCATCTTCTGGCCCTGCCGCGGCCGAATGGGCATTCCCGGCGTCCAGTCGATCAGGCTGGCAAGATCCACCACATCAGAAGCGATAGGCCGCGGGCGGTTCACCATGTAGGTGTTATCCAACATGCCGCGCGTAACAGCCGTCCCGACCTGCTGCAGATCCTTCACGAGATCGAAGATCGACCGGCCCGGGATCGTGTGGCTCATCAGGATAGGCGAGCCCGTCACGATGGGCGCAACGCCGTCCTCCCATTCCTCCCGCTCGATGATGGCAGATACCGAGCCGCCGGCATGGGCATAGACGACCCGCAGCATCTCGGAGATACCGTCGCCATCCCAATCGAAGCGGACGAAGGCCACGACAACCCACAACTCACGCTCGCTGTCGTCCCGCTGATCGCGTGCGCTGGCCGCCTGCACGACACCTGGTTGCCGCTGCGACTCCTCTACCGTGTAGATGTCATCCGACGAGAGGTTGTCGATCGTCTCCTGATCCAGCCCCATGGTCCGAAGCTGCGAGGCCGTGACGCGCTTGCGGTAGCCTACAAATCCGGCTTCATCGATATGCCGAGCCGTAGGGGAGACAAGTCCATCCTCCGGCGCGATGTTGTCGACACGGACCTTCTTGACCTTGCGCTTGGTCGTGATCGTGCCGGAGAACGTGACCGCAGGGGCCGGCTGCGGCTGGCCTGCCTGAAATTGCTTGCACCAGTAGTTGGGATCGATGCGGCCCGGCGTCGGCGGACCGTCCGACGACGTAACCGCACACGCACCGCCCTGGAAATTGCTGCAGATGGCGCAATGGCTGTCGGGATGCCCCGGAGAATAGTCGACGCTCGCCTTGCTGGCCTTGGGCTGCTCCGGCTGGTCCTGCTCGGCGTCGATGGTGAGTTCGGCCCCCGCCTGCTCCGCCATCTGCGTGGCCTGCTGGGAGAGCAGCGCGAAAGCATCGGCTGGGATCGGACCAAACGGCTTGCTCTTGACCTGCTCGACCTCCTCAACGTCCACTGCGCCCCAGGAGAGGCGATACATCAGCGCGTCCTTCAGGAACCACGTAAACCACGTGAAACCCTCGTTCTCGCGCATCAGCACATGCGGGATGTAGTCCGTCGCCTCCTTCGCCGCATCCTCATCGCCCGGATTGTCCGGCGTGAAATCGACAATGGACTCCCCACCCGTGAACACCCGGAGCAGCGCCGGCATGATCGATTCGATGGTGTCTGCGAACTCGCTGGTGATGATCTTCGACTGGCCGTCCTCGGCCGGGAAGGCGTTCAGGTTCCTGTCGTAATAGTCGAGCGAATCCTCACGATGCCTCGTTAGCTCGCTGTCCTGCCATTGGCGCGCTTCTTGCTCGGCACGGAACAGGATCGTCCTGAGCCGTTCCTCACGGTCGAGGCCGCCATCGCTGCCGGCGTTCTGGTCATCGGCCATCAGATGACGTTCCTTTTCAGGCGGGAGAGATCGACATCCTGCTTCTTGTCAGGCTCTCGCCACGACATCGCGAGATAGCGGAAGGCGTCAGCAGCGTGCGAAGTCCAGTCATGCAACGGCGACGGCTTCATCACCTTGCGCTCTTCGTCGAACTCAGTGCGGTACTGCTTAAGCGCCTCGATGCCGTCAACGCAACGCACGCGGTCGAACCTGGAGCGCGCCAAGGTCTCGCGCACGGCGCCGATACCATCCATCAGCCGATGCTGCGGCACGAGATGCGGCTCCAGCTTCAATGCCTGCATCTGCTCAATACGTGTGCGCCCCGAGCCCCACTCCTTGACCTCCGCGTCATGCGGCACAAAGCACTGGCCTAGCTGATAGCCACCTTCACGGGCCTTCCCCCGCAGGATCTCGGCGTAATGGTCGAGACCAACGCCCGAAGCCTCGTAATAGTCCACGACGTTCAAGCCGCCTGCGAGCTGCTGAAAGAACCAGATGGCCGTGGCATCCCGGACGCCCAAGTCCCATGCCGTAAATACCGGCTGCGCAGCGTCGACCTCCACGCGCCGAATACGGCCATCCTCTTCGGCCGCCCGCATCTCCTTGCCGTAGTAGGCTCCCAGGATCGCCGCCTCGAACGAGCACTCATATTCCTGCTCGTACTGCTCCGGCGTCATCATCTTGCGCGCCGAATCGAGCTCGTCTTGCGCCACCAAGCCAGTCTGGCTGGCCTTGAGCATCGCGCTGAACCACTCGTTATCGTTCTGCGCAAGCTGCCACAGCTTGTAGAAATCGTTGTGGCCCCGAGGCGTGCCGATGACCGTCAGCAAGCCCTTCCGGTCACTGAGAGCTGGCCGGATGATCTCCGGCAGCATTCGAGGGCGCATATCGGCGAACTCGTCGAGCACGCAATCATCCAGGTAAATGCCACGCATCCCGTCCGGATTGTCCGCGCCGTACAGCCTCACGCGGCCTCCATTGGCGAAGTCGAGCCGCAGTTCCGATTCGTTGATCTCTGTCCCGGGAACGACGGCGCCAAAGCGCTTCAAATAGGACCAAGCCACATCTTTTGCCTGCTTGTGCAGCGGCGAAACATAGGCGCAGCGCGGCTCTGGCTTGTCGCACGTCAGCGCAGAGCGAATGAGTTGGTTGACGCAGGCCACGGTCTTACCCGCTCGCCTGTGCGCGACGATGATTCGCCAGCGCCTGTCCGATCCGTGATAGGGCACGAACTGTTCCCGTGGCTTGTACGGGATCACGACGCGACGCGCGGCCAAGGGTCAACGCTCCCATGCGATCACCACGGGGCCGCCGTCATGACCCTGGTGCTGGAGAGCCTGCTTGGGCATTCCGTAGCCACGATTGAGCAGGGCTTGGGTCGCTGCCACCGAGGCTTTCGGATTATCCGATTCCATCCAGAACTTGAGGCGCTTGATGGCTGACGCGCCATGCTGGCGAGCAAGCGATTCGACCTCGCGCTCTGCCTCCGTCTTGGCCCTACGGCCTGACGGATTGCCACTCTGCCCCTTCTTAAACGGCATTGCTTTCCATTGCTGAGCAATGCTCCTAGTGCACTGTCGAGCGATAGCGCTCAAACCACTCCATCGCCGCCAGTCGGGACAGCATGGAATAGCGCGAGATGCCGGCAAGGAGAGTCGCGCGGAAGCTACGCATAGCGCGCGCCCATCTTGGTCTGGATCATCTTCGGATACTTGGCCGCGACCTTCTTGCGAACAGTCGCCTTCTCTGCCGCCGTGCCGTTCTGGCTTACGCGAGCAAGCGCATTCCTGGCGTGGGATTTATCCTCGATGGGATATCGGCCGCCCGGGAGCGCGAAGTTCTTTGGCGCGATCTTCTTTCGAGCGGCGGCAGTAAGCTTGGCCAACGTGCTGACTCCGTGTGTGGAAGAGCCAGCTATGCATATGCGGAACTTGTAACTTTCGATGTCAATTGAAAAGTTTG